TGGCTTGATCTCAGTCTGTGCGGAGGTTTGGAGCTTGCCTTGTAGTTCTCGGTTTTGACGCTGTAGTTCTCGGTTCGTCTTGCGCAGCTCGCGAACCCATTCAGGTGCTTGAGTCTGTTCCTCGGGAGGTGGCGCTTCCTCTCCAATGGAGACAACAACTTCGTCGGATTCCTCGCCGTCTTGGTCTGTGTCCTGATCGCCTTGGGATTGCGCCCTTGGTTGCTCGATGACCTCGTCCTCGATGACTGCGGTATTTTCGTCGTTGTCGATCTCCTGATCTGCCTTTTCGTTCATCTATTGCCCCGTCTCAAACTCACCCATTGATGCGGCTGGGTGGATGCCGTTGTTTGCATTATCGCCCGTTTCAAATTATCGGACAATTAGTTGATTGATCGGCACGTCATACGATTCCTCTGGGAATGCTGCACGGCGCTGCTCCGGCGTCATGTCCCTGCGTGCTTCTGTGGCGCGGGCCTCGGCCTCGCCAGCCAGACGTTGATACTGCCCAAACGGAGTGCGCATCTCATCTTCTTTTCTCAAGAAAACAAGGGCTTCGTCAATGTTGCTAAAACCAAACTTGTTTGCAATCTTGTTCAGTTCAGCCGGGTTGCCGTACTTAACCGCAATGAAAATTTCTTCCGGCTTTGACAGTTGACCGCCCGTCAGGTTCTGACTCAAGTCAGACACCAAATCACGCGCCACAGGGTCAAACATTGGGCCTCGGGCAAACTCTCCGGTGTTGCCGCCACGCGCAAAACCCTCGCGCTTTTGAATGGCGTGCTGTATTTCATGCAGGCCGACTCCAAGGGCTTGAGGCTTGTTTTGCCCCGTAACCTCAATTACCCCCGTGTCACCCTTAAAAGAGCCACCGGGCCTTAAATTGTTGCCAATCATGATGGCCGGATCAAGCATCCGCGCCCCCGGATACGCCTTGTACAAAGGATCGTGCGAAATCACCTTGTCAATGCGATTGCCCTTTGAAAACAAATTGTTCGACAATGGAAGTTGCTTGAACCCTTTATCAATAAAAGACGCACCACTATCATCAATCTCCTGCCGCCACTTCCCATCTGGCCCTTTCCACGTTCCAGTTTCTTTCCAAATCGTGCGTGCATCAATTCCTATGTCAGCCATTATCTTTGCTTTTTCTGCTGCTGACGCATCCCAAGTAAGTGATCGTGCGCCGACAAACATCGACAGCACTTGAGGTGCTGCCAGTGCTGTGCCTTTGGCAATGCCGGCTGGCGTTGGAACGGCCATTGATGTCAGAAATTCGGTGATAGGTGCGCGAGCAGAGCTGACCAAGCCCACGTCTTCCAGCTTCTTGCCAATGTACTCACTGCTGCCAAAAACCTTCTCGTCTGGCGTCTTGTAGCCGAATGGCCGCATGACCATTGTGGCCAAATCAACAGGGCCACCGAAAATGCTGGCCGCTGTCCGATACGCCAAATCTTTGACGCTTGGTTCTGCCATGTTTAACTTCCTGGCTCAACTATCACAGTGGTGCCTGGAGTTGGCTCAAACTGTCCAGGCGGCACAAGATCGGTCATCATTTTAAGAGCATGGTCTTGGGAATCCATGTCCACCTTGCTGAGAGTCTCGATTGTTTTGGCCCTGCTGAGTTCAGCATCAGCCACGGTCTTGACCGTGCTGGCTCGAGCCTGGGCTGCCTTGGCGGTGGCCTCTTCGGCTGCGGCTTGCAAGTACATCGAGTTCGGGTCTTGCGGTGTGCCTTGCATCTCGGCCATAAGTTCTTGGGCCTCGTCGTCTGTCGGCTTGACCACGCCCATGCGCAAGAGCTTCTTGCGGAAGTAGGCATTGGCATCACCGATGCCCTCGCCTTCCATGTTCATCATGGCCATGGCTGTGATGACCTGCTGGGTTTCTGGGTCTTGGGTGATCTGGAGCATACCGGTCAACGCCCTGACGGTAGCGGCACGCTTGCTGCTGCTGGACGGGCCGACCTCGGAGACGACATCAAATGTCGCAGCACTCAGGTCGTTGGCCATCACCACCGCGCCTGTTTCCGTGTCAATTGTGGGCTGCATCAGCTCCACCATTCCGGCTTCGCCAGTCGGGGCGATGGTCTTCATCTTGCGCTTGTCTTCGGTGTAGATTTCCTTGGCCATCGAAAGCCAAATCTCTCCGCAGCGTTTCATGCCCTTAGCAAAGTTGCTCATGTAGATGAAGGTCTGCATGTCTACGCGGGTTTGTATCATCTCCACTGCTTTGCCCGATACGCCAGACACCATCTTGTCAGCGCCTTGCGGGTTGCCCAAAATATCCTGCATATCCTGCTCAGTAATCTGCAAAAGCGCCGCCATTGCGGGTGGAATAGCCGCTGATCTGGTGTAAGCCACCGGCCCTGACACTTGCGTATTGCCATCTGGCCCTGTAATCGGGTTAACCAGCAGGTACGGGTAATCCCGTAGATTGTCCTCAGCCCACATCACTTGATGTCCTGCGACTTGCTCAGGGGTCATGATGGGCTTTTCAATGCTAGACAACGCGCTGATCTCGCCCAGCTTGGAGAGCTGCATGTTCTTCAGACGTTGGGCATCCTTGGCAAGGCGCACAGCACCCATGCAGCGCTCGATGTTGTCAACAAACCAGCGCTTGCCGTACACCACAACGATGGGAATGCACTTGCCAGCAATGTAACCAGCGTCTTCCAGCACCTTGCCGCCCGACATAATGTATTTGCGAACGCGCATCCGTTTGACACGCTTTTGGCGCACCTCACGGCTACCGACTGCCATCAGGGTTTCTTCCAGAGTCTCATCGTTCGCAAAGTCGGTCTGGGTGTAGCGTTCCTCCGTGCCATCAATGGCCTCGAAGATGCGGATAACCTCGGTCTTTTCCTCAATCTTGTAGTATTCAGCGACGAAGACAATATCAGGCGTTGCCCAGTCAAACTCATATTGATGGATGATCTTAGGCCAGTCGGCTGGGTCGTCGTCGTAGGTTTCTTTGTAGCTCTCGCGGGTCATGCTCGTGACCACAAAGCAGAATTTAGCGTCTGACTTATCCTGGCGCTTGGCGTTCAGGTCAAAGAACACGGAGCTGTCTGCATCGTAGATTGGCTCAAAGCGAATCCGCTGCCTGTCGTCCTCGTCATCCTCTTCGTCTTCGTAAACCGTCCTTAGCCGCCATGCCCCGATGCCACCGCCCACGGCTTCTTCAAAGGCGTTGTCGTAAGCTTCATCAGCAACCGATGCCTGTTCGTCAGCCCGATAGAGACCGTCGCAGACCTCGGCCAGCTTGTCATTTTCCGTGCCATCCTTGCTAACGTAATCAACGGTGATGCGATTGTTGCGGTATTCGTTGACGATGCGAATCACCGCCAGCATGATCTTGTTGACTTCAAACTTGGGCTTGTTTTCGTACTGATCCCAGAGTGGGCCTTCCCATTGCGCTCCGCAAAGACTGTAGAAGCGCCGGTCTTGCAGGCATTGCAGGCGCTCGTCCTTCAGTGCTGTCTGGATGTCGTTGTACTGCCGCAGAGCATCAGCGTGCAGGTTGGCAAGCCGCTGATCGTTGGAGATTCTGGCCATTGTGTGATTCCTGAATTTGCGCGATTGTCTCACCACTTTTTGATATTTGCGATCGGTGTGAAGCTCGCTGGCTTTGTAACGGCTGCACGCCGGACGCCTTCGCAAGCGTAGCGCAGGGCGTCAATGACGTGATTCTTCTTGTCTTCCAGCACCGGCAGGATTTTACCCGTGAGCGGGTCTTGCTTGTAACTGTACAGGCTGAGTTCGTCAATCGTATGCGTGCAGCGCGGGTGAACCACGATGTCGTAGTTCTTCAAAAACTGGATGCCCTCCTCGACAGACCTCGGGCCTTTAATCGCGGTCATGATCTTGGGGAATCCGTTCTTGCGCATGTGGCTGATCGTCTCCGGCCTGGCTGAGTCGGCCACGATGGGCCACTTTTCGGATTCAGGCACCTGCATGAACAGCTCGGGCGTGTTCACGATCTCGCAGCCCACCATGTAGGTCTCGTAGTCAATGTAGAGCGTGCGCCCGATGATGTGGCAGCGCACCAGCGTGGTCGGATCGACTGCGAAGCCCCAGTCTGCGCCGAGCCGGTGGATGGCGTCAGGCGGTGCGTCGAAGTCCTCAACGCGCCAGTTCTTGAATACCCGGCTATTGCTGTTAGTCAGGTATTGACCCATCCAGACGTGAGCGTACTTGTCCGAGTCACGCCGCTTGTCGTACTCCATTTCGTCGCGCAGGACGTCAGGAAACCAGGGGTTGTCAGTGAAGTTGACCTTCAAAACGGTCGCATCCTTTGGCGGGGTCGGGCCACGCAGCAGGAAGTCCACCGGGTCGGACTGCTGGCGAGGGTTCCAGGTGAACCACAGCTCGGACTCGGGTTTGCGGATTGTTGGCCGCAGCAGGTCGAGGCTGGTCTGGCTCAAGCTCTGGGCCTCTTCCACCCAGGCGCAGTCGTAACCCTCGAGCGACTTGATGCTGTCGGCAGTGTGGTTCTGCATCCCTTGGAAAATGATCGCGCCGTCGCCTTTGCGGGATTTGATGACGGCATCCTGCACCTCGAAGTAAGCGCCAGCGTTCATATTCTGAATCTTGGTCTCCAGCAGGCGCTTGACGGACTGGTTCAAGGACTTCTGAATCTCGCGCACGCAAACGCTGCGCCGCTTCTGATCCATGATGTGAGCCTCAATCATCAGCTCGGCAAACATGTGAGACTTGCCAGATCCACGACCACCCCATGCGCCTTTGTAGCGGCTGCCTTCCAGCAGGGGCAGCGCCCACTCGGGGGTTGGTATTCTTAAAACGCTCATTTATTTATAGCTGCTTGAGCACGTCCAGTATGCTTTAGAGGCTTATTTGTCATGCTTTAACCACTACTCGCTCGATGCGTCGGAGTGTAAATTCTGCGTTTATGTCGATCTTTTGTGGCGCGTTGAATCCGTGCATGGCGTTGATTTCTTTGATTGCGCCGGTCATGGCTTGAGGGTTTGTGCTCTTTTCTGCCATTTGGTAGGCTTTGACTAGGGCTTTGACGCTCATTTCGCGTGACCAAAGGGCCTTCTTTTCTAGTTTCTCTTTGAGTTCGGTCACCCTGTGGGCGACCTCTGGGTGAGCCATTACCTTGCTGGCGCTGTCCCAGATGCTTTCGGGCTTTGTTGTTGACTTGACGTTGAAGGCTTGTCGGTAGGCGTCGGCCTGGGTCATGCCGTCTGCGATGGCCTGGGCGAAGGCTTCTTGTTTGGCGGTGAGTCTCATTGTTCTGCCTTTTTGTGGTGCCCTGAAAGAATCAGGGGCGCTGCGTTGTTCCAATTTATTTGGTGGTGAATCCTGGCTCTGGTGTGGCCTCCCAGATGTCGTAAGCCCACGGCTCAATCTCATCCATCCTCAAGCCCTCGACTTAAAACAATCGCAGTCGCCTATCGACCAGCTTCCTACGTTGGCATGACTGTAGACGACAGATGGCCTGACGGCTTTGCATTTAGGGTCATGCGGAGCCTCCCCCAACAGCGCCTCAAGCGCAGCGATGCGGGCCAGCAGCACATAACGCGGGTCCATTGCCTTGGTGTCGCCGCAATCTTCGTAGTGGCAAGCGTCTCCGTCTTGGCACGGGCATGTCTTATCGTGGTATTTGCAATCTCTCATGACTTCAACCTCGCCCACGCCAGCACCAAAGCGGCTAGCAGGAGCATTAAGACTGTGGTGCCGTCCATTACCAAGGCACGTCGCTATCAACGAAATCCGCTGACTGTCGCGTTGTCGGCGCGCTTCGCGGCTTCTCTCCGGCAGCATCTCGCGGCTCGTACAAGCTAACCATCACGCGCGTGTCGCCGTCTTTTCTCGGCAGGGCCGCAAGATTTACGTATGCGTCAAGCGTGATGTACTCACCGTTTTGACCGGCATGAAGCTGGCCGATGGTGAGATAGCGGTGCTTTTCCTGCCCGTCGCGCGTGGTGTAACTGCCGTTTTTCACGACGAGATTCTTGAGAATAGTCATTTAACTACTAACTCCGGTTGTCCAAGAAATGCGCGTTTGACTCGCGACCATTCATCGGATTTAAGTGTGGTTCGTTCGGCGGTGGTGAAGATGCCGCCTTTGGTCGGGGCGATGTTGATAGCTACGCGCGTGGCGTCATCCATTTCGCAAGCGGCCTCTACGGCTCGCTCAAGGTTCCCGTCGCGGATGGATTCTTTCATCACGTAGATGGTTTCAATCCAGTAGCGGACGAGTTCGTTATGGCGTACCAGCGCGGCGTGGTTCAGTTGCAGCGCTTCCAGTTCGCCAGTGCCCGCGCTTTGCCCGTCGTCATCATCCCCTGTCGAGACGTTGAAAATCATGCAAGTCAGGTAACGTCGGCCATAGCTGTACGTCGAGCCTGTGGCATGGATGGCGGTTTTGTTCACCGTCCCCGCGATGCCGGTCATATCCAGCGGCAAATCAACATATCGATTTTCAGTGTGGCCGAGTTTGTGCGTTATCTGGCACTGAATGCGGATGTGTTCGGGCTTTTCCGCTTCGCCTTGGGAAAAGCTCAGACTAAGACCGTGACGGGTGTACACCGGCACCAAGCCCGCGTTGATGGCTTCCAATTTGGCGTATTGGCTGGCCGTCTGGCGATTAGTCGCGTCCTTGGCAATGACCGGCGCTTCTGCCTGCACCGCCATCATCGCTTCGGCATACGCTTTGCGCGCTTCCTCGCGGTCATAGCGCTCTTTCAGGTCAAGCAACTGCCCTAACTGCACCGGGTCAGCGCCGCGCTGTACGGCCATCGCCAGAAGCCCGGAGGGGCTAGAGTCAACCTGCTCTCTCGGTAATTCAATCACTGCGCTCATCTCTTATCCTCAAAGTCCAATAAACCCTCGGGCGGAATCATGTCGTCTGATTCCTCTGTGTAAACCTGCCCGAATAACTCACATATATCGTCGCGGTAATCCTCCGCATCTTTGGGGCCTGGCACTGAGTCTTTGCCAATAATGTCAAGACGGGGGCCGTAATTTAGGCGTGTCATGATTCGCCTCGTGCTCTGTCCATAGCCTTGTTAGCCTCTCGAATGGCTGTCTCGCCGATGTCGTCAAGCGGGCCGGTATAAGCACGAAGCAGGCTTGTGACATTCCATAGCGCCTCATACAAATCAGGCGCAGCGGCGATTAGGCACGCATTCGCGATTCGCTCGTCGTCCGGCTCGTCGGTCATGTCAATCATCGCAATTTCGATTTCTCCGTAAGCCTCAAGCTCTGGATCTTCATCGCCATTGAAGAACTGATTAGCGCCAGCCTCAGAAAGTACCGGCGTGCCTGAATTGCCAATAATGTAGGCACACAAGTACGGGGCATCACTTGAATTAATTTCCCACGGTCCCGGCGTGAATTTCGTACTCATACCAATCTCCCGACAATCCAAGCCAAAGCACCGAACACCAGCCCGCCGACGATTAAGCCAGCAAGGAAGTCGCCAATGCGGTGCGCCATGTCTGCGCGGTCGTCTAACGTCTGGCGGCAGGCGTCTACCATGTGGACGCGGATAATGGGGGTGTGATTCATACAGCCTCCTTCGCGTCCGCATATCGTTCGCGCTGCCACTCAGCCTGTTGTTCGGCCCGTTCTTCCTTGGCAATCAGCGCGGTGAGTTCGTGTTCTGCCTTCACTTCCATGATTGCCTCGTCCACCCGCCACGACATGCCAGCCCAGAAGCAACGCAGCATTGCTTGCTGTCCTTCGTGCGTCAGAACTTCATCAAGAGCGAAAGCAAGGAGAGTCGCCATGTCGGCGGCGTCCTCGCCTGCCAAGTAAGCCTCGTTAATTTCGACTTTGCTGGCCGTCTCGCGCCACGCACGGATAATCTCGGCGCGCATGTCTGTCGGTATGTCGCTGGCGTCGTCAATCTCGTGATCGTCGTCAAGCAGTTCGCGGATGATGGTGTGCAGGCTCATTACTTGCCCCCTAGCGCCATAAGACGCTTTTCGAGTTCGGTGTTTTGATCGTCCCAAGCAGCGGCCCAAGCAGCGTCCCTAGCAGCGGCCCAAGCAGCGGCCCTAGCAGCGTCCCAAGCAGCGGCCCAAGCAGCGGCCCTAGCAGCGGCCCAAGCAGCGGCCCTAGCAGCGTCCCA